TACCACCGCTTGTCTTGAAAATCGGATTACCAAAATTTGTTTAGCAGGTCTCGTTGGCTGGTAATCAATTGTACCTTGCCTGCTGTTGCTGTTGTAGTATAAGCCGCTGTACCGCTGCCGTCTGGTGTACTCTTTATCTTGTGCTGTTGCAATTATGATAAGAGGAACTGTACCAGTACCAGCTGGAGCATAAAAGCTCTCGTCAGTAACGCTTACACTTACACCAGGTGAAACTAATGTTGCCATGTTATTCTCCCATAGATAGGTTAAGTGAGTTTCCTATGCAAGTATTTATGCAAAATGGGAGAAAACCGGTATTATACGAATACCGGTGACATCAGTTTTATGGAAAAATGCTAAATAGCCTCAGATCGCTACCAGCTTTGGTTTTTTGATATTAGAACTAATCTCTGCTACACGCTCACGCAGGTCTTCCATTGTACCAGTATTAAAAATAGTATAATCTGATTTGAAGCCTACCCAGTTCCATTCGCTCTCATGAATGTCTCTGTATCGTGTCTGCATAATTTTTTTGCTTACTGCATTACCGGTATGTGCGCTGGATGCAATGTCATACCATTCAGGTAAGTCGCCTCGGCGTACCCAAATAATTTTGCCGCCCATTTCACGAATTAATTCAAGTTCATTTTTAAATCTTGCATCGCTAATAACAATAGATTCTTTGTTAGAAGTATTTTTTCTAATGCGATATTCTAAACTGTTAAGCCAAATATCTTGAGAGAATTGATTACGAAGCACATCGGTGCCTACAAGTTGTAGAGCAAGTCTAGGAGTAAAGTTATCAATACCTAGCTTGCGAGTCCAAAACATATCGGGTGTTTCTCGAAACTCTCGGCTTTCTACAGTGTCGCCTTCAAGTAACTCTCTGGGCCAACCAAACATTGCCGCACATACATCTTTAAGTGGTGCCGCAAAACTATCTTTTTTATAATTTAGTTTTACAAACTCTTGCGCGACAGTATCTTTACCGCTACCGATAAATCCAATCAATCCAATAATCATTATTAACCTATAATAAAACCAAGAGGACTATTACCTTCTTCCATATTATGGAGTTCTTGTTTTAGTTGCTCTTGCATCTGCTGTGATTCTTGTTTTAGTTCTGCGCCGTTAAGTTGAATAGCGCCGCCGGCTCCTGGTAAGCCTGAAGTGAATTTACTACGGGCTTCGCCTAAGTAATGTTTACACATAGCTAGTGCGTATGTAGCTAACCACGGACTTGCATATACGTCTCTAAGCAGTACATTTTCTGGAATAAAGTTAAAGACGCCGATCATAATTTCCTCATCATGTCGGATATTACGAAGAAGTTTTAGTACTTTGGTATTTCGATTCCAAAGGAAATTATACTCGCTACCAAATACACGACCAATAGTTTCTTTGTATTGTGCAAAGGCATCAAATACAGCAAGTCCACCAATCTGACCTGCTTGTAGCATGTACATGTTATTAAATGCTACGTCAAACGGATCAAAGTTAGTTCCGCCTCCGCTGTTAGTACCGATACCTCTGCGGTAAATTCTGCGTACCTCTTGTACTTCATCGGGAAGTGTATATTCTGTTACGTCAGGTTGAGATTGAATAAAAATTAAACTTTCTTCTACAGAACCTTGACTTAATTGACGATACTTTGCAAGAGCTTGGTCGATTGCAACATCGTAGTGGTCACGATCTAATTCAACGTCTACAATACCGTCAGCAAGACGTAGTTGTAGCTCTCGAATTAAATCTGAACGTCCGTTATATCCTATTTGGTTTGCTGGCATAATACTATTTATCTATTTAGAACGTACTAATTAGAATAATGTGCTCATTCAACCTACCATTCATGCATGTTTCTGTAGCACGAATCTCGTCAAACTGCTTTTGCATTTTAGTTCTAGATAGTTTGTTTGCACCTTTTAATAGCTCTGGCTTACGCACAGTTTTGCATACGCTCTTCTTAGGATCAAAGCCCACAATACTTGTACCTTTAATACTTAGTACTTGTGCCATAGAATCTGCTACATAACAACCTAGTTTTCGATTCTTTGAGTTATATACCCACAGAATACTGCTATCAATGATGCTTAAAGGATTAACACTTGCTAGCCCGATACTTGGCTCGCTTTCTTTAAACTTAATTTTGGAGATTAGCTTTTCTTTGCTAGGTGCTTTCTTAACACGTGGTTTGCGAACAGCTTTACCGGTGTTGATAAATGTATCACAAGCAACCATAATCTTTTCATAAAATGCTAAAAATTCTTTGCGCTTTTTAGCAGTCATATAGGAATAGCCTTCCTTAATCTGCTCATCCTTCCATGCTACAACTTCTTGTGCTTCTTGATATTGATTCCAATACATGTCTTTGATAATCTTAGCATGAGCTGCCTTGATTACACTAGAGTTATAAGTTTGCATCTGTGTGTGAGGATCAAACTTAGCTAACTCAAAATCATTACCAAAAACATAACTGATCAACACAGTCATCCCATGTAGCACAAAGGCCAGTTACTTGCTCTTTCATCCTGTCTTGAATTGACATAACAGGCATTTTAACTTTTTCTACATCAACTGCTTTTTTTACTTTAGCAAGTTTTTCTGCTTTCATCTAAGAGTTCTTTGTATCGTTCTTCTAAATACGTATGAGTGGAATCTTCAAGCTCTGCACCTTTGGTAGCCAAATATGCATACTTACCAATAGACGCAAATTCATAGTCGGGCAATACTCTGAGTACTGCGGATTTCTTTTTATCAAAACGTTCTGCGTATTTAAGAAAACTAGTGACTAATGTTTTGAGAGGTACTTCATAGTGGACAAAGTACATAGCGTCACTGAGTAAACGCTTATAATCCATCAAAACGCCATTGGAGTTTTTAAAAGGTTTAATATCTTTTTTTACCAGACCCCATTCGGGCATGGAAAATCCATTAATAGAAAGATTACGTTTTGCTTTTGCCATTTTAGTCAGTTGCCTCAATTACGTTTAAGACCCATTGTCTACGACGCCCATACACTATATTATCTAAGTGTTGATTGATTGTCGTAGGAAAATGATTATATCTGTCTTTTGCATAATATGTATACTCGTTGTGTACTATTGTTTGGGCAGTGTTTTGAACGTACTCAAATAAATTTGTTTTAGTAGATAACATTTTTGGGTTATTTGAGTATTCACCCCACTGCTTGACTCTATGCTGTGTTATAATAGCATAATCATGTAGAATGTCAAGATCTGTTTTTGGGTAAGTGTCCTTTACAAAATTGGATACAAGCTCTACAAACGAATTTACCGAATTACTCGAGTGCATGAATAGCGACAAACTGTGCGGCACTTGCCAGCTTAGTACCTTAGTATTATCAGTCTCAACAAAAAAGAAACCCGTTTCTTCCCACTTATAGAAAGCTGTTTCTAATGAGTTTTTCCAATCGGCAAATAGTTTATTATTATTGGTAACATATTTAATCAACTTAGAATAAAATTCAGTGTAGCTAATATTATTTTAATTTATTTAAATATATTGCAATAATATCTGAGATGCCGTAAATGTGAAAGCCTAATACTGCCCAAGTATATAAAAACATTTCGTATAAATCAGAATTAGTTAAAGTACTAGATGACTTAATAACAGGTATACCTTCTAAAATATTGTTGTTTTCAACAATGTTTGCAGTTTCGTAAAATAAATCGTATGCTAAAAATGTTTTCATGTCATAACGATTCATATCATGTGTCATTGGTGCGTTTTCTAAAATCTGCAGAAAAAATGCATCTATGCCGTTATGTAAATTAGAATTTAAAATTTTTTCTATATTGTTTTTCCAACTATCTACAGTTTCTCCAGGAAGTCCTAGTATTACTTCAGTAAAAATAGGTACTTGAAGTTGTCTTCCATAGTCAGCAATATTAGAAATATCGTTGACATCCATATTTGTTCTTTTAATGTTTTTTAATACATCATCTGTTGTAGTTTGTAAACTTAAAATAAATCCAGTTTGAATATTTGCTTCTTTAAATTTTTTTACTATTGCAAACACATCAGCATTACTGTTTTTAGCATAGCTTACACTGATGCCTGTAGGATAACCGGTATCTAACGATAAATTTAACAATTTTATCAGCTATTAATGCATCACGTTCTTTAAAGATACCAAAGTTAGCATTAGTCATGGTAAGAAATGGCATCTTCATTTTGCTAAACCATTCAAGTTCTGCAAACACACGCTCTAATCCAAACTTAATAACTTTACTTGCTGTCATGCTACCCCAGTCGCAAAAGGTACATTTATACGGACAGCCTCTGTCTGTTTCTAATGTAGGCATCCATTCTATATCGGGGTACTGTTCTATCAATTGATCAAAAATGCCGTCTAGATACGGACTAGGAACATTTAAATCTTTTATACGATCAGCTTTTATAATTTTAGGAATGTCTTTATTGTCAA